ACTATTGATGCAATTCGGCAGATTGTGAATGTTGCTCTTGATGTGGCAGGAATTGATTGTACTCTCTACATTCCAACAGTGACATCTTACAATGCAGCTGAACTGGAAGATGTGTACAGTGTTCCATCTGACTATACATACTTGTCCTATTCAACAACAGTATTTCTGGATTGGAAACCAACTACCTATCGCTTGAAGAAACTAGGGCTATACACTGAAGATAGTCTGCCTATTCTTGCGTGGTTTCCTTACCAAGCTACTATTCTTGAGGGATCTGATGCTGGGACAGTAGTAGAGGTGGATCCAAACTTGAAGAGTTACTTCCGTATTGCCCCTGAATTTGTTCCAGATGATTACGAGGGTATTGAAGAGTTCCAGCTAGTGAATGTCAGTGTTACTGGTATCCATGATGCTGCCTTAACTCGTGTCTACTCGATCGCACCACGACGTGTTAGAAAGGATAGTTGATGAGCAGAGTGAAAAAGATAGTGAATACGTCAAAGCAGTATTTGACCTTACACCATCCGGGTGGGCTTATATCAAGCATTCCTCCCGGTGGGTTTTTGAGAAACACCTGCATAACCAATCTTGATGAGATTCGACACCATGCTTCCGTAACTATGGACTTGGGAGAGGTACAGGAGGATATCCGTTCGGAAGGACGAGTTCAACTTCGAGATTGAGTGTTTTCTAGGACAAACATATGGCGGATAGTGTTACATACTCCTACGATGTTGCTGCACGTGCTTTAGCTTACAAGAGGTTCGGGACGATTCTAGGTATTGATCGGTTGGGATCAACAGATGTTGAGCGGATTAACAAGGGTGTGGTTCTATGTCCAAGGGCAATTGCCGAGAGGTATGTGTCTGAGAAACGAGGAGAGACGTTTCTTGATTTTATGAATGTGTATCGCAGGTCTATTGCGTTCAGCTGGAAACGTAATCGGACAGTTGTTTCTCGAAGAGGACTTCGATATCAAAAAGCAAATGGTCGGACTGCAACCATTAAAGCTGATGCTGTTGATCTGGATTATGATGTGTGGGCGTGGTCTACTAGTCTTGATAAGATTAATCTGTGTGTGGAGGAGTACCTTCGTTGGCAGCATGAAACTCCTAAAGTGCAGATTGTTTATGAATCAGAGTTCACATTGGATCCCAACCTCCAGTTTAGTTCTGTTGTTGACGACTCTCGTATTGAGAGTTTGTATGATATGGGAAAAGTATGGATCTTTCGTATGCCAATCCACATTGATGGTTGGCTTCCAAAAGATGCTGGAGCGGAAGTTGGTCGAGCAAATAAGATTCAGCTAACCTTGTATGATCGAGATGACATTTCGTCGTATGAAGAGATCATTGTGCCCGGATCCGATCAGAATACAGAGCTTGAAGCTGCTCTTCGGATGTTCCGAGCATCGCTGTATGGAATTGCTGAAGTTGATGTGGTAGCTAAGACCTTCACTATCTACGATGATAGATCATCAGAGTTTACAGTTGGTGATCTGATTTTGGTCCGGGACTCAACTGATAACGATGAACAGTATACAGTGGTTTCTGCTATGTATTCCAGTGAAGATGATACAACAGTAATTACTGTTGAGGAGTCACCGATCAGTGCTACCGCTGATGGACATGTTTACAAAATACAATGAAGGAGTAGAGTATGTGCGCAGTATTTCTCAGTCCGGGTGTTTACGTTCAAGAGCGGGATTTGTCAGACATTGTCCCAAGAGTTGCTAGTGCTTCAGGGGCACTGGTCGGGTATTCTGCAAAAGGAAGCACTACAGACGTGGTTTTGATTACTAGTGATCAGCAGTTTATCGAGGAGTATGGGGAGCCCGATCCCTCGAGTGGTCACTACTTCCATTATGCAGCCTTAGGATACCTTTCTAAAGGCAATACACTTTATTGTCTACGTGTAGCGAATGGAGCCCTATGGGGCGGTGTTAACATTGTGGCTACAACATCATCACTGGAGAATGCAGCATTGACCGCAGGAAAGTCAACAGCTGTATTTACTTCTGATTCTGAACAAAGTTCAGATGTTCTATTCCAGATTATCGGAGCTAATCCTGGTGTATGGAATGACCGGATTGGTGTTGTCATTGAGAATGTCAAGACGGGTTCGGATGAGGTGGTGGTCGATCAATACACTTTTGAGATTGTTGTTTACTGGCAGGATGCTGATGGGGCACATCAAGAAGTGGAACGATGGAAGGTGTCTCGGAAGGCTAAAGTAGATGGGTTTGGAAAAGCTTTGTATCTCGAAGACAAGATCAATGGTGTTAGTAAATACATCATGGTTCTTGACAATACAGGATTAGCAGATACTGTTCTTCCGAAAGTTCAGGAAACGAGATTGGGGTTGGATTCAGGAAGTGATGGTAGTGCACCGAGTGATGCTGCATTTATAGCTGGATGGGATGAGTTCTCAAATCCTGATGATATTGATGTTCGTATCTTGATTAATGGTGGAGAAACAGGTGTTACAGTTCAGCAGAAGATGAGATCGGTGGCAGAAGCACGGATGGATTGCATTGCTGTTCTAGATTTCCCTTGGGGATCGGTTCAGGGGGTAACTGATATGGTAGCATACCGGAATGTTACACTGAACCTCAACTCATCATACTGTGCGTTGTATGGGCCGTGGATTCAAATATACGACACATACAACGATAATTTGATATACATTCCGCCGTCGGGACATGTGGCAGCTCAAATGGCGTATAATGATAATGTGGCAGACCCTTGGGATGCTCCAGCCGGACTTAATCGAGGACAGTTGGATGTCATTACACCTAATTATGTCTTTACTAAGGGTGAGAGAAATGTTTTGTATCCTCAACAGATCAATCCTATTCAGCTATTCCGAGGTGAAGGAATAGTTATCTGGGGTCAGAAAACTCTGCAGAAGAAGTCGTCTGCACTGTCTAGTGTTAATGTTCGTCGGCTACTGATTGTTCTTCAGAAAGCAATGGCTATATCGCTTCGAACTTTTGTGTTTGAACCTAACGATGAGGTTACTCGTTTTCGTGTGACTGCCCTTCTTAATGAGTACCTTGATAAACTTGCTGCCCAAGGTGCTTTTCAGCAGGAGGGAGGAGATCGGGGGTATCATGTTGTTTGTAATGCTACTAACAATACTCCAGCTGTTATTGATGATAATCAGTTGAATGTTGATGTATTCCTGAAGCCTATTCGAGCAGCAGAGTACATCAAGCTTCAGACAATTATCACTACGACAGGCGCATCGTTCGAAGAGTTAATTGCTCGTGGAGCTATGTTCTAAGAGGGGTCGTCTTTTCTAAGGAGGTTGTATCATGCCTGATATGTCTGCTGATGTTTTGAAAAACAATTTGACCAATCCAGCTAAATCATACTTATGGTATGTAATGTTTACCAATCCCATAGGGGGTGGGGATGCTGATGCTCTTGATACCCGCTGTAGGTCGGCATCTATTCCGGGTCGGAGCGTAGGGACTATTGACATTCCTTATAAAGGGACGGCTGGAATTCGTGTTCCGGGGAAGCTGCAAATGTCCCACAGCTGGTCCGTCTCATTTCTGGAAAATACCGAAGACCAAAAAACTTACAACGCTTTGTATGCGTGGCATGAAGCGATTGTTGGTGCTCGTACGGGTATTGGTGGTCCGGATTTGGCAGTAAAGTCGGACATCTACCTACGTTGTATAGACCAAGCTGGAAATGTGTGGTTAACCATCAAGCTTATTGGTGCTTTCCCTTCTGAACTGGGGGATGTTAGTTTGTCTTATGAAGACAACTCTACAATTCAATTCCCTGTTACTTGGAGTTATGATCGTTGGGAGAAAGTGGACTAATGGCTATTTCTGGATTACAACCCCTTGGATATGACTTATCAGGACTCGGCTTTTCTGCCATGTCAAGGACATGGCTTCTTCAACGACAGTATCAGTGGCAGCTGTTTATGCCTCATGTGATAAATGGAGTTTTTGGACCAGCAGTTTCTTCTTTTTGTCAAGATGCAAGAATTGGAAACTATAGTGTCCGTCAGCTGAGTACAATACAATACGGAGCCTTTCAGCGATTCTATGCAGGGCTACAGGGCATTCAATCTGTAGCCCTTACATTTCGAGTTCCAATCGACAACACGGTTCTTGATTTTTTCCATGGATGGTACCATCTGATGATTGATCAGAATGGGTACTACTTTCCGAAAAACAACTACACGAAACAAATCTATGTTTCCTTGTACGATCGGTCTGGGGTAGAGTCTGTTCGCCTAACGCTGAAAGGTGTTTTCCCCGTAAACAAACCCACTGTGGACATGTCGTATGAGGCTACGGATATTCTTCGGATAGGTGTTACTCTCAGTGTAGACAAGGTGGAGTCGTACAGCCTTATTGGACGTGTCAGAAGCACCCTTTCAAATGTTGTTGGAGACGTGGCACGGAAGACTGTTGAGATGCTTGGTGATGCTGGTGGTACAGTAAAGCAGGGTATTGTCAGTGCAGCTGGTAATATCTTGTAGAGTTCAGGAAGTACTACACATCCCATAACTTGAAGTTTTTGGAGAATGAATATGAGTCTTTCACATCTGCCTGTGTCATTGCCTTCCGGCTGTAGAACCTACCATAATATCAATCCAGAAGATATCACGGTTCGACCGTACAATGGGGAAGATGAGACCACCCTTGCTCAAATTAACCCTACCAACATCGAAAAGAATTTCTTGGTAATTTTGAGACGTGTAATGTTAGGAATTGACCCTAAGATGTTGACACTCGGAGATCGTCTGTACCTCATTATTTGGTTGTTTATCAACTCATACTCCGAGACAGTCAGAGTGAAACAAATGTGTTCTCATTGTCTTCAGGATCAAGAATTTACAGTAGATATGCGAAAGTTTGAAGTTAAGCTTCTAGATCCTGATCTTCGTATTCCTACTGAGATCCAACTCCCGGTTTCCGGTATTACGGTACACCTTCGCCCTTTAACTGTTGGTGATGAGGTGGAGATTGAGCGTTTGGCAGCTTCGGGAACAGATGTGCATCGCTACAGGTACGCTCGAACAATTGTTGGGCAAGATGATCCGGTTGGTAAAATGGAAGAGATGCGATCGTGGCATGCTAAGGATTTGGCTCGTATTAGGTACTACCATGAGATACAAGCAGATCATGGGCCAATCACCACAGTTACTATTCCTTGTCCAGCGTGTGGGCAGGAGGAGGTTGTATCTGTACCCTTTCGATTTGACTTCTTTTATCCAGAGGGTTCCACCCTTGGAGATTGTTTTGGAGCGTGAATTCCTCTTATGTTCTAGGGTACCAGGTTTCGATCTTGGTACACTTCGACAAACGTCAACTCGAATTTTAGAGTGGTTTTATGAACGTATAGTTCGGGATCTTCAAGAGGAACAAGAGAGGATGGATCAAATCCAAGGGCGATAGTAGTATGGATAAGAGTGAGTATTTTACAAATCGAGCTGAGTATTATCGGCGGAAATTGGGGGGACTGCGTAGTAATATGCAGAATCTTCGGGCAGTTCGTAAGAAGATGTTCCGTGATTACCTCCCCTTCTACAAGGGATTAGCTTCCACATACAAAGTAGGGTCAAACAAGAAGGCTGCAGATGAAGCTGTTCGTATGGTTGATCATGCTGTGGTGTTGTTGGATGAGATACTTCAGGGTGACAGGATAACATCTCAGGATGCTGAGATGTTATATGGGCTTGTTGATGCCTTGGAGGAGAAGAGACAGTACTTCATTGATCAGGCAGTAAATGTACAGGCCGTAAATACTCGTCTAGAACGGCTTACTGAGGAGATGGGGGTTTCGGTTGAAGATCTTGGTGTAACACCTGAGTTAGCTCGACAAGCTGTTCGACGTGATGCTGGGGAGTCTCGTGCACAGGGATTATCCAAACTGCTGCGTGGACAGTTTTCTAGAACACGGGGCGTGGGTGCACAAGTTCTTGGGGGTGTGGGGACCGCTCTTGCTGGTCCGTTTACACCACTTTTTCGAATGGGTCTTGGTGCAGGTAGAGATATTGCTGGTTTTGCTGGGTCATTGCTTAAAAAGGCTCAAGAATCAAAACAAGCTGAGTTCGTAAAACAGTTTCGTCCTGTGGCTGCTGAGA